TTTTATTCCTTATAATAAAAGATGGGGAGATTGCTCTCCCCATGCTTTTATGGATTTATTGTCAGTCGTCTTGTCTTATACCAAATTTCTACATTCAAAGTTGCGTTGCAGGCATTATATGGGTCATAAGTATTATATGTTTCATTGATTGTGCCGGCAGAAGTCGGTCTTATGTCAGTAGCACTTTCAATAACCTTTATAACAGTATCCCCGTAAATGTCATGTGATAATCCTAATTTATCTCCCCAACCAATATAATAATATGGAGAAGTACTGGCAATATGCCCTAAATCAGTTATAAACCCAGTCGAAAAGGTTATTGTATTGACATAGGAAAATGCTACATTGCCTACTCCGCTATTTGGAGATGTAGTTACGGTTGTGCTGTTTGCCTGTATAATTTCTGTTACAGCATTACACATAGCATCCAATCCATATACGGTAATATATACCGTATTGCCAGGATTTGCGCTTATTATCCCAGCTGCATTTGAACATCCCCATGTTACATTTCTCGCATAAGCTGGCTGTGTTGATAAATTAGTTATGGTTATCGTATTACTATAAACAACTGTCGTATCAAACAAACTTGAAGCCGTGCATCCAGTTGTTGATGTTGCCGCAGGTGCTAACCATTTCTCAGGAACAATTATGTCAGACCCAGTATAAATGTTGCCGTCTTCGTCAAGTTTCAGCAACACATTATCGTCTAAATCCCTGATTTCAAGCACCGGGCTATCTGAATCATTGTTTGCATCTTCGGCTTCCACCAATACACTGCTAAATTTTGAATGTGAGGCATACCCCACCACTGAGAGACTTATTAGAATCGCCATCCCAATGGTAATTCCGATAATTTTCTTAACCATTGTTTTTCTCCTTATTTTAATTTAAGAAAAAATAGCCCTGCCCTATTTTAGCAACAGGGCTATTATATCCTTAGCGATTTAATAAATTTTAAGATGTTGCATAATTGGCCGCAACTACCTGGCGCCAGTTCTTTACCATAATGCCGTATCTCATTGCGATACTCATCTTATAAAGCTTATAATCTTTGTCTTCCCAGAGGTCAAACTCAGGATTTTCCCTCATATAGAGGACAAAAGCGCCCATTTTTGTATTGACAAGCTGCCACTGGTCTGCATCGGTAAGATAATCCCAATATACGGGCTTAACGATGTTTTTCAGCACATTGATTGCCCTATTTGCCGTATCCGGCTTATCCTGAGATTCTAACAACTCATCCACAGTAAATTTAAGCGCCGGGCTGCAAAGCAGTATATCCGGGACATTTCGCATAATAGTGTCGTTCTCTTTCCTGTTATTATAAACAGTCATCCTATTATATGCTGTCTGGACATTGGTTAAGCTGATATTCAGCGCGCCTAATCCATTATAATAGTTGGAGTTACCCTTTGAAGTATGGTATGTGCCGTTGGCCGCAAATAAGGCCTTGCTGTCATAAAGCAAATCACCTGTGCCTGGGTCTATTACACCGGGTATGGTGTTATTGAAAACATCATGGCCTGAGGTATATCCACCGTAATTGAATACTCCCGCGCAGAATTCCTCAATAGTTTCCTCTGCATCTTTTGCCCATATAGGCATCTGATCTTTAAGGAAATTAGAGAGTTTTTGAGGGTCTTTGGCAAGAGATTCATCTATTGTTTCCATTTTGGCAAAAGTCCTTATTTTGCCATAGGTAATAAATCCCTCTATAGCTGATTTCTCTTTGATTTTACCTGTTAAGGTTTTTTCCTCAAGTTTTCCACTGCCTATCGCAGATGTTGATTTCTCATAGGCCTTATTGGTCTTTTTTACTGTGAAAACACTTTTATACACCTGGGGCTGCTCGTCATATGCTTCCCAATAATAATCATATGCATCCGCCCTTAAAGCTTCAGGAAAAGATGATGCGTTAGTCATTGTAATACCCTCCTTCTTAATTTATCGTAATTTAACCGTTCCTTATATTAGGAACACCTTTTTAGGCAATATTTGTCAGGTAGATTGCCGCCGGGTTCATACGGACATAAACCAGCTGATTGGTTATATCCACATCACATATCACAAGATAATCTTCGTTTGCCTCGCCTACATCGGCATACTGCACATTTGAAGTTACCACAAGATCACAAACCTTACCGCGCATTGTTGCAAGTACTGCGGCATCCGCAGGTATGCAATATACACTATAAGGAGATACATCTACTACTAATTTTGTGGCTCCTTCTGTTGAAGATGCTGTTATCCCGCCGCCACACTCAGCCCAGCCGAATATATAAGCACCTGAATCCGGGTTTGTGCCTGATCCAGCTATTTCAATCCTACGGCTTGTGTCAAACCATACAAAATGACCACCCTGGTTAGAGAATACTTCACTTGCGCCTACTGGAACCGGCCCAGTCATTAATCTGGGACCATACTGATAACCGTGTTTCAATTCTGGATGTGTAAAACCTGCATCGTTAGCCATTTTAATTTACCTCTCTTTTTTTGATTTTTGCTTCCTTTTTTAAAATAAAAAAGGATAGCAAATTAAAAGCGGGGCAGTATAGGGGCGTTACCCTACACATACCTTTTTTACTGCTTTTAATTCTATCCTTTATTTAACCTCGTTATAACCCGCAGAGGAATAGGGTGGATAGTGATTAAATTTTATCCGTTACTATTTTAGTAATTCTTTTGCTTTATCTTCAGTCAATCCGACAAATTTATACTCCCTTGTTCCCTCTAAACGATTACCGGTTACAAGAGGTATAATTCCCGAACCTTTCTGAAGTTTTTCTGCTTCTATCGGATTAGCGGTGATAAATGCTACTTTTGCAGAAACCTTAAGTGGTTCAGGTGTTGGGCTTATTGCCGCAATATTCGGCGCCTCATCTGCCTTTACCTTTACTGCCTTTACCTTTTTAGCCATTACTGCCTCCTATTTCTTTTTTGCATCCAACCTTGCTTTTCGTTTATAATAACTTGATGCCGCTATTTCCGTGCTTACTCCCATATCCTTTGCCAGTTCTTCTATTTCAGGTGTTATATCTACTGTTTTGCCTGCATAGGCCCCGGCACTCTTGCCAAGCTTTACTTCACCTACTATTTCCCTGTGATGTTCATTATCTTCTTTAGCTTTTTTCTCCGCTGCCCTGTAAATATCATCAATGTGTTTTCCAAGCACAAGGCTTATCGCCTGTTCCACTATATCGGGCAGCATTGCGCTTTCAAGGCTCAAACTGTTAAGCTGCGCTTCCATTTCCTTTACATACTGTGGATTTTCAAAAAACGATTTATATTTTGGCGAACCTTTAAGATAATGTTTCTGTATAGTTATATTTGTGTTTGCGTTTATATTTAAGTTCCTTTTGCTTTCATCGCCTAATAATTTCTTTGCCTTTGCTTCAGCCCGGGCCTCTATCTTTGCCAGTGCACCGTATGTCAACCCTGTTTCAGGTTCTATGTCATTCGGGTCGTGCTGTGGTTCATTTACAGGAGGATTCTTGATTTTTTCAAGAGCTTCGGCAAGCTTTCTGTCAGAATCAGCTTTATCAGCTCTTACCCTGTCTATTTCCTTGCCTCTGTGGTGCCAGGGAATACCTTGAGGGTCTAAAACCGGGATACTGCCTATGCAATAATTACCCTGGTCGTCTTTGGTGTATTCAACACCGCCGACATTAAACTTTTGATCTTCTCCCTCTTTTCCCTTATCATCACCTTTTCCGTTCTCTCCTTTGTCAAGGATCGCCTGTTCTTCTGCGTTTAATTCATCTCCTGCTTCCTGCTTTGCCTTTACTTCTTCCAGTGTCATACTATTCCTCCTTTTTTGATTCACGCATTTTAACCCGTATGCGGTGGGACGGGGGAACCTTCTACTTTCTAAAAAATATTATAACACACTTAAAATCATTTGTCAAGTAAATAATGTGGATAAACCTGTTAATATCTTTTTTATTCACACTATATCATTCTGTGGATAAGTATCTTGTGGATACTGTGAATATTCTGTTGATAAGTTTTACTTGCCGCTTTTATCTTTTTCCTCTTTATCAACTTTCTCGATAACTTCCGCTGCCTGTATAAATTCCATCGGGATTTGTAATACCTGCTCCATTCCCTGTATTATGCCGGAGATAGTTGAATCAGTTGCAATACTTCTCTTTTCGCTTGGTATATGTGAAAGCATCCAATAATAACCCTTAATTTTCTCCTCTATAATTTTTTTCTGTGTTATTTCTATGGGTGTCTTCGGGTTGTCTTTAAATATATTCGCATAGAGTAAAGTCTGTTCCTTTGTGAATTCCTGTATTTCCCTGATACCTCCAGCTAAATCCCTTAAATTTATTTCTTCCCCTGTCCTGACTGCTTTTTTACTTTTTTTCACTATTCCCCCTTATTCAACTATCTGACCTTCTTCTGCCTGGGCTGCCGCTGCTTGTTGTTTGGCTTGTTCCATTTTTTGTTTTATTTCCTCTTTCTTTTTATCCGACAATAAATTCTCGGATAATTTAGCCCAGTTCTCATCCCACCAAGACATAATATTCTTTATAAATGCCCATTGAATATCAATATCACCGGCTATAAGCGGATGGGTTCCGACCATTTTAAATAGAGTGAAAGAGTTTTTTGCCTTCTCATATGTGGCTATGCTCTCTATGGCTGTCTTATTATCAAACCTTGCCCGGGCGCGCATCTCTCGCTTACTTATAGTTTCAAATCCCTGTTCGGCCCGATAATCAGCTTCTTTGGTATTTGTAAACTGGTAATAATCGCTTTGTGTCTGATAGGCAAGCTCTTTCATGCCGAAACTGAAATTCTTGACATAGTCTCCCACATTAATATTGCTCTCGGCAAGAAATAGCTCTTCTTTTCGTGCCGGGCCTGTTGGGTCTTGTGGGTTAGACTGACCAGACATAGCATATTGAGGTATGCCTGATAATAACTCCGATTCCCTACTGTTATAGTCTCGCAAGGTTAAGCTGGATGAGGGTATATCGGTTGTTTTAGCTTCTGTCAGCTCGCCTGCCACTTTAATCGGTATATTTGCCCCGGGATAGTATTTATGTTTCTGTGGGTTATATGGGCTGCCTGGAACCACTAACTGGAACCATGCCTTAACTATTGCCTGATCCCAGGCATTAGAAATCTGATTGACTGTCCTGTCCTGCGCACAGTTAATTGATTTTAGTTTCCTACCCAATCCACCCATATATAAGCCATATCTATGCTCTGTTGTCCTGAATATTATAAAATATGAGTGATTATGGCTATATGGGAATTTAATTCCTCGCATATATAGATTCTTTCCGGCTGCTCCTTTAGCAAACCAAAACACGCTTTTTTCATCACGGCCGTCTTTGTTTATATCATATCTGACTATTCCCTCATATACCTCAAACTTCTTTCCGGGATTATCCTCGTTTATTTGTAATAGCGCATCCACATTCTTAAAAAACTTGCTATCCCTTGCCTCTATAAGCTCATCCTTTGTCCATTCCTGGCGTTCTATGTTATACCATGCCATATTCTCATCAGTCGTGCCTTCGGGGTAAAACATATTTTTTGGGTCTATCCATACCGGCTTTACTCCGTGGAATTCATCCCTATATTTTTCCATGAGCCATATCTTTTCGCCCGATGAAGGAATTGCCTCTATATTCCACTTATTGTTATTAGGGTCATAATAATCCCTTTGTAATTCTTCTACTGATTTTATGCCTGATAATTTCAGGATAAAATTGGGATATGTTTCAAGCACATTGGGATAATTACGCAGGAGTTCCTGTGGGGATTCATAACAAATAATCTCTTCCCTTGTTTCTCCCTCATCTGCCACCCAGGGGACTTTTAACACGCCAAAATTAAGCATAATAGCATCATATTCAAGGTTAGGTACTATTTCCTCCAGCTTCATTTCGTTGCGTGCTATGCTGTCAAGCCATTTCCCCTGTTTATCGGCTATTTCCTGCGTGCTGTTTCCTTCAGGAGTTACAGTCCATACCTGCCCGATATAGTAAAATGCTTTGTGCAGGCGTGGGCGTAATCTATCTACGGCTATGGTTGTTTCGCCGGTGCGCCTCTTCGAACACCCCTCCCAGGGCCATTCAGTATCTAAATCTTCCATGAGATAGCGGCTACGGCAATAATCTGTATGCTCTATAAATTCCTGCCGTTCTTTGTTTTGCGGGGCAGAATCAATCTGTTTCATAAGTAAATCGGCTATCATCTGCTCCTGTGTGTCTTCAAGTTTTAGGCGCACGGATTGTTCAGCTGGAGTTGGTTCTTTTATTTTCTTTAAAGCGTACTCTTTTTCCTCGGGTAATGGTAAATTAATCTTTTTTGCCACGATTCCCTCCTTGCTTAATATCCCTTAACATATTCGGATTTCCCTTTACTGTTATTTTATCAAAATAAGGACACTTTACTTCCTTTCCCTTTTCAATTACTGCCCTCTCAAAAAACTTCCCCGGCTCCCTTTTATCCTGATTCTTTTCAGTATTAGGCATTATGTTTCTCCTCTGCTGGTTTTACTTCTTCCTGTGGCTCTTCTTCAGGTTTAACCGCTACATGCGAACCATCAGGCATTACAATATTACTTGGTTTAAGTGTTGCTAATATCCTTATCGCATCTCCCATACAGGCAAAGCAAAGTTCTTTTTCATTCAATAATCCGCCTATCATGGTACGCCCCTTTTCATCTATCCCAATCTGAATAATCGTTTTAATCTTGCCCTGTGCTGCATTATTATTTCTTGATGCCCATCCCATATTTAACTCCTTTTAAACTCTTATTTTTTTGCCGAAACGCTCTGAAAATGGCTGATATAATTCTTCATTATTAATTTCATCGTGAGTATATATTTCAGCGCCTAAGCCATCTACCGCTAATGCAAGCGAGATAACACAGTCATCTGAGAAGCCAGTCGGGGCGCCATACCTGCCTTTTTCATCTATGTCAAAAGCTTCCAATTCTTCTATAAGTTCTTCTATTTTGGGATATGTTATTCTGCGATCTTCTATGGCTAATATCAACTTTTCTATTAGTTGCTTCTTTGACGGCCCGGTAAATTTAAACCCTCTCACGCTTAAATTCATCTGTGCCAGGTCTTGCTCAATAGGATCGCCTACTCCGGTACTGTCAAGGATTATAAACGCATTATTATATCTGCGTGCCATTGCGGCTATTCGTTCTTTCTGGAATGACCAGTCAACTTTTTGAAACCTCTCAAATGCCACAACTTGGCGGGTATCACAGTCTATCACTGTTAAAACAGTCCAATCTACCTTGCGCGCTAAATCTACACCCATTACATATCTATGGCCCGGGAGTGCCTGCTGTAATTTACCTGCTATCGCCTCGCCTACACGCTTGATTACTCCGCCGCCCGAAACAAGGAACTGACAATTATGAACTGAACGACCATTTGCAGTATAGCTATGGTCAAACTCTACATCAAAATTGTAAACTCTACCATTAAATTCTATTTCTTCTATCTTGTTTACTCTTGCCAAAATACTGTATTTGTGTCTCGTTATTTTTAATGCTCTTTTTTTTGCAAAATATTTATTATTCTGTCTATTTATTCTTACAATATATATTTCCTTACAATTTACTTGTCTTCCCTCAATTATCTCTATTCTTGCTGGCCTTGATAAACTAATTCCTGCTGAATATCCTAAACAATGTGCTAATAACTGTAGTTGATAAGCCAAATGTTTTGAAATTGTAGTAAAAGAATCATCTGTCCCTTTTCTACAACCATCTCCCTTAATTAAAGTTTCATATACAATATTTTCATGTCCTTTAATTAATGTAAAGGGTATTTTTTTATTTTCTGCACCACTCCCGCAATGCATAGTAAAAAATTCACCCAATTCTCTATTACTTATTATTAATTGAGCAGAACCTCTATTTATATTTACCTTGCATATCTGATTAGGAATAATAATTGAAAGACATTTTATTATTTCATTTTGATGATCTTTTTCATTCTTATTTAAACTAAAACCAACATTTCCTTTATGATAATGTCCTTCTGAAATAAACCACGACAAAAGAATAGATAATTCCTTACTTATTATTTTATGTTCTCCCTTTAAAATTCTTGGAAAAACTACTTTATCCCCAATTTTAACATCTTTAGCTTTCTTCCATTCGTGGTTTACTCCATTATTACAAATACGTATAGGATGTTCTGGAGTACAAAAAATAGGTTTATTATTTCCATAACTTATAATTTTTAATAAATTGCCACTGTATTCTCTTTCTAAAATCTTTTTAACTTTTCTAAAACGACCAGAATGTGCAAGAACAAAATTTCCAATTTTTACCTCTGTAATATCTCTTACTCCATCTGAAGTAATTATATCAGTACCTTTCGGAAAACAGAGCATCTCCTGTTGGTATAGGTGTTCAGGCATATTTAATTTAGCTTCCTCAAGGTCTTTCCCCGTGAATATTCCACTGTTATCAGCCGTGACTAATTTGTGTATCCATTTAAGCTTTTTCGCTTTTTCAAAGTATTCCCAGCCTACATTACGGCCCTTAGGCGTATAGGGATAAATTACCCAGCCATGATTTTCACGGATGATAGGCTCAATAATTTCTTCCCTCATTTCTTTGGCATTTTTCATAGTAGCATATTCGTCCAAAATCCATCCGACACATCCCATGCCGCGCCATCTGTCCGGCTGGTCTGCTCCTCCAATTAAAATCGAAGAACCCGAAACAAAATCAGCAACAAGTTCGGTTTCATTAAATGGCTTGGCAAGTATTTCACTGGGAAGATAAGTTTTAATCATTTTTGGATCTCGCCATAATACCGCTTTTGCCTGCTTGAAAGTAGGAAAAATATACGCATAGGTATTTTTTTTATGGGCAACTGCCTCTCTAATTTCAAGGTTAAGGCATATTGTAGTTTTTCTTGCCCGGCGATGGCAGACTAAAAGAAAATTCTGCATTTCAGGGTTATCATCAAACTCAGTAAGAAATTCCTCACCCCACTGGGGTAAGCGTTCATAAAAACTTTGTATGGGGATTTGTATCTCACTCATCTATTTCCCTTTTTAGTTTTGCCATGATACACTAAATTAATAACCGGCACAGAAACACTTATATTGTTATCGCCCTCTACTTCTGCGCGCGCTTCTTTAATAAGAGAAGCTATTATACCCGGCATCTTCTTTTCTATTCTTGACAACTCATTACCATCTTTATCGTAATGGATTTTATCAAGGCGAAAACTTTCAGCTTCCCTGATAGCATCCTGCAATATTTTAAGCCGAACTTTCTTTTGAGCAATGGGAACCTTTAATATCTCTTTTTCAAAATCAGCCCTTAATTTCTTTAATTGAGGGGTATATTTTTTATTGTGAATATAGTCTTTCCAAACTGCTTGTTTAGAAATAATAATATCAAATTCATCTTCAATTTTTTGAGATATTACGGTTGCGCCATAACCCATAACTATCCACTCTATTACCTGATTGATTTGCTCAGCGGATAATCTTGGCTGGCTTCGATTGTCTGGCATATTTTTTCAACTCCTTGTCAATACCTGACTTTAAACTCACTTCTATCAGCTTCCCTTTTGGAAAAGTGGCAAGGGCCTGGATTACTTTGGATAGTTGGGTTCCGTCTGTAGTAAATTTAATTGTTGCTCCCCCATCTGCATTCATAGATATACAATCTCTAAATGGGCTTAATTGCGCCTCAAACTTTATTTCATCTTTCATTTCTACCTCTAATGTAAAATTATAACACATCTATACCTATATGTCAACATAAGAAAAATGCATTTTTTCTTTCTTTTTATTTTATTGTTATTATTTCCTTGACATTTAAAAAGAGGTGTGTTATAATATGAGTGTAAAATCAACGGGGGGAAATGTGAGAAAATTTTTATCTTTAAATTTTGGGAATATTAAAAGGGTGGCAGGAGCTACCCCCGTAGGAAGCCATAGGCGTAAGTCTGTGGCTTTTGTGTTTTCTCACTATCCTGCCATCTTTTTTATTTTAAGGAGTATTTAATATGCCTCAACACAGTACCAAACAAGATCATAGGCCGAGTTGGCAGTTCTACCCTACTGATTGGTTAGGTAATTCTGACTTAGGTCTTTGCAGTTTAAAGGCCCAGGGCTTATGGGTTCGCATGCTTTGTTTAATGTTCTTTTCTCCAGTCAGAGGAGAGCTTCGGCGTTCTGCAGGAGATACAATATCAAGCAAAACATTAGCAAAACTAACAGGGGAAACAGAGCAAGAAATTGATACCCTTATTAATGAATTATATAATAATGGAGTTTTTTCTTATACTGAGGATAAAGTTATATATTGTAGGCGCATGAAAAGAGAATCAGAGAGATTAAAATTAAAACAGGAAGCTGGTCGTTTAGGTGGTTTAAATGGTAAGCAAAACACGAAGCAAAACCTAGCAAAACCTGAAGTAGAAGTAGAAGTATTAAGTATTTATAATAATATTATTAGTTTTTTAAATAAGTCTTTGTATTTTAATACTATTATAGAAAAGGATTTTTTTACATATGCTCTTATTAAAGCTTATCCACAGGTTAATATATTACAAGAACTTAAAAAAATGGAGGCCTGGCTTACGGCTAATCCCAGCCGACTTAAAAGTAATTATAGGAGATTTATAAATAATTGGATCTCAAAAACGGAGGCAGGAAATGCAGCAAGTGAAGGAAGTTGTGGAAAAGGTCCTGGAAAATACGAAGAAGTCGGCACAGAAGTTTGAGTATAAATGCGTAGATTGTGGTAAAGTAGTATTTACTGATACGCGCCACTATACATATGCGGAAGATATTATCTGTAAAGACTGCAAGGAAAAAAATCTAATTAAGGACATTAAAAAAAATATAGGCAAGTATTTACAATCTGGCGGAGTTCCACCGAAATATCTTACTGCAAGTTCTGAAAATTTACAGGTTGATAAATATAAAAAGATTATATCTGGATATGAAGACGGCGGCTTATTTATGTGGGGAAGTGCCGGCTCTGGCAAGACTTATGTAGCAGTATGTATTATGAAAAAACTCCTTGAACAGGGTAAAAGTATCATATTCCGTTCGGTCCCGCGGCTGCTTTTAGAGATAAAGGACACTTTTAACGGCCAGGAATATTCAGATAAGGAATTAATAGAGTATTATAGCCGGCACGACTATCTTCTTCTTGATGACTTGGGCGCGGAGAAATGCACAGACTGGGTATTGCAAACCCTGTATATGATTATAGAATACCGAGATAGCCACTTAAAACCCACAATTATTACAAGCAATCTCTCGCTTGATGAAATCAGGCATAAGTTATCAGATAGAATTTCAAGCCGGATAGCCGGGATGTGTGAAGTAATTAAACTTAACGAAGAAGACTTGCGGTTAAAATTAAAACATTAGACGGGAGATAGGATATGGAAGAACTAAAAGAACTTGAACCGGTCGAAAGTCCGGCGAATCCGAACCATCTCGCATTGGAAGTATATCACAGGGAGAAAAAGAGCAGTGATCCAATAGTAAGGGAGAATGCCTGGAATAAGCTGCAGCAGGCCATCCTTGACAGGTCGCTAATAATAAAGTATAAGTATCTGCCTCAGAAATGGTACGAATGCGCTGATAAGAAAAAAGAGTTAGAGGTTAACCTAAAAATCAAGGATGATAATGATAGCAGTTTACACCACATTAACCAATTATTTAATATTATAGACAATTCTAAAATTATCATATCCCCCGAAGATTTTAAGGAGCTTGAGAAAATAGGTAATTTACTGGTAGAGGCGAAGAAGTATTTTGAGGTAAAATTAAGGGAATTAAAGGCTAATATGGGAACAAATAAGGTACCAAGTGGATATGATGAGGGAGGATATTAAATGGAACATCAAAATGATTATGTTAATTTTTTAAAACAAAAAGAAATTAAAAATATTAATTTTGGATTTGATGTTTCCGACATAAATCCAATGTTGTATGATTTTCAGGGGGATATAGTAAAATGGGCAGTTAAAAAAGGAAAAGCCGCTATATTTGCAGATTGTGGATTAGGTAAAAGTCCAATGCAATTAGAATGGGCGAGGCATATTTGTAGTTATACAAAAGGAAATGTTTTAATCCTTGCTCCCCTTGCGGTAAGCAAGCAAACGCAAAGAGAGGGATTAAAATTTGGTATAGATGTTAATATATGCCGGGAACAAAAAGATGTAAAATCTGGTATTAATATAACTAATTATGAAATGATAGAGCATTTTAATGCTTCTGAATTTTCGGGTATAGTTTTAGACGAATCAAGTATTTTAAAAAATTATTCAGGGGCAATTAGAAATCAGATAATAGATATATTTAAAAATACACCATATAAATTAGCCTGTACTGCTACGCCATCGCCAAATGATTATATGGAATTAGGAAATCACTCTGAATTTTTAGATATAATGAAAAGATCATCTATGCTTGCTACATTTTTTACTCATGATGGAAGCGATACATCTAATTGGATATTAAGGGGATATGCGGAACAGCAATTTTGGAAATGGCTGTCAACTTGGGCGGTAGTTGTTAAAAATCCGTCTGATTTAGATTATGACGGTAAAAGTTTTAAACTGCCGGATTTAAACATTAAAACCCATTTTGTTGAGTCATCTAATCTTGACGGATATTTAATCCCGATGGGCGCAGAAACGCTTGACGAAAGAAGGCAGGCAAGAAAGGAAAGTGTAAATGAAAGGGTAAAAAAATGTATAGATATTATAGGGAAAAATGATGAGCAATGGCTGATATGGTGTGATTATAATATTGAGGGTGATGAATCAGAAAAAAATATAACCGATTCAATACAAGTCTCCGGCAGTGACACTGATGAACACAAAGAAAACTCAATGATGGATTTTGCAAGTGGCAAGATTAAAATACTTATAACCAAGCCCAAGATAGCAGGGTTTGGTATGAATTGGCAGAATTGTCATAATGTTATATTTTTAGGATTATCAGATAGTTATGAAAAATACTATCAG